GGGGGGAGGGGGGGGAGGGGGGGTGGTTGACACGCCCCTACCTGTACGGTGAGTGGATTCTAACCCGTACCGGGCGATAAGGCTCGCAGGAACCCTTCCGGTTAGGACGTTATCCGCGTATACGCACCAATGGCCTATTGCCTAGGATGCCAAACTCGCAGAGAGGTCGAGCGGTTCGGGGAAGTACCGGGCGCGCTAGTAGACAGCGATCCCCAAACATTAGGGTGGACGGGGTAGCCGGGGCACAAAGCTCCAAATTGTCGAGAGGTGGGGGAATGCCTAGACCATGCCAAACCAAGCAGGATTAACCTGCTTGGGTAGTAGGCTAAAGTCTAGAGCGTCGACTCGGGAGAGTCGACTGCTATATGCGCCGCGTGAACCGGAGAATCTTATGACCGTACGCTGCACACAAAGCCAGCTGGCTGTACTTCGCACAGATACTGCGCCAATCAAATCCGCCAGCAACACGCTGTACGGATACTTCAAATCGGCTAACGCAAAGCCGAGTCTGGTAGGTGAGGTGTATTCCGGAGATGTAACCGTTCCGGAACGAACCGCAAGCAAAGCATGGATAACCCAACCCGTGTACTACGCGGTAACGCGTGACCGGGTTTCCCGCAAGATCAAGTAGTACCTGCGGCGCATATAGCAGTCCCCCCTAAACCAAGCATGGAGAATCAAAATGAAGCATTCGATGAACAAAAAGCAATTCGCCGTGGCCGTTGGCAATATCGGCCGCACGTCGAAGGAATTGGACGGCAACATTCAGCTGGCCGCAGTCGCGGCCGTGGCGTTCTCGGTCTGCAAAGATCGCAACGCTACCCCGGCGCAGCAATTGCTGGAAGTGGTGAACCCGCACGTCAAGGCCGCAGTCGTGGCGTTCTTCGAGAAATTCGGCAATCTGGCCTACTCGAAGGAAACCAAAGGCATGATGTTCTTCGACGTGGCGGCACGTACGGATAAGGAGCCGCTTGCGTGGACTGACGCTTACGCTGATGAAGTCATGGCGTTCGCGTGGACGACCGCGAAAAAGGCCCCCGAGCCGAAGTCGGTGTTCGATGTTCAGGAAGAGATCGACAAGCTGATCGACAGGCTGAACAAGGCCGCGAAGAAAGGCGCAACGCTGCAACACGCCGAATTGCTGGCGCGTATGACCGCAACGTACAACAAGTACATCGGCGAGCAATTCATCGCCAACGCGGTGCAGGATGTTGCTGCGCTTGATAAGGTCACGGAGTCCGAAGCCGTGGCCGATAAACGCAAGGATGCCGAAATCGCTGGCATGTAACACGCTTTAGGTCTGGGCAGCTGATGTAAAGCTGTCCTTTCCTAAGCCGTGGTGCACCGCATAACCCCCCACCTAAATTGCACCTCTGGCTACATCTTTGTAAAGCTGTACTTAATGTGCCCTGAAGCCCTAAAATTTTGGGTTTAGGGCACACCGATTAGGGCACACCGCCCTACTAGGTAAGTGTCTCTTATATATATATATTCTTTAATGAATTATATATATGTGCCCCCACTGCCCTAGTATTTCCTATATCTCTCCGGAATTGTGCAGTAATATCCCTTGGTGTTGTAAGGGTACTACGCTCTCTTTCCGGACGGAGGAACGCTGGAAAACTAGGGCACTAGGGCACATCAAGCCGAAGTCCATGATTCCAATCAGAATTGTTACTGCCCTAGTTTTCGCCGTTTTAGGGCACACCCCCTTTTTTTCTAGGGCACACCCCCTAGTGTGCAAAGGTAAGTTGGTGTCGGCGGCGGTAGGGGGAAGGGCCCTATCGACGAAACGCCGTGGACGAGTGGTCGCCTCCGACACCAACTTACCTTTGCATTGCCGCTACCCTACACAAATCAGCACCACAGGGACAGTCCGAGCGAAGAATCCGGACAGGCGTACAATGTAAAGCTAAGTTAATTGTTTACTAAGAGGTGTGACATGAAGCATATTCAGGATTTGATCATGGACGCGCTGATTGCAGCGCGGAAGGTCGGAATGAGCAAGGAAGAGTTTGATGCGGCCGTAACGGCTGCGAAGGCCGATTCAATGTCTTGGGTCGTTATGCCCGCCACCACAGAGGGAGAAAGCCATGACCGCTGACAAGCTGGTCGCGTGGTTCGCCGTGGTAGTTCTTGCCGTGGCAGCGTTGGTCTCGTACGTAGAGGCCAAGGAGGTGTGCGGTAATGACACCGAGTGCGAGGAACGTCACGGGGTCGAAGACTGACCCCACCTACAAGGAGGTTTCATGGACAGAGCCGAAGGCCCTCTGTGGATAAGTGTTATGGAGCAAGCCCTGCAGGAGTGTGCGGGGCACCATCTGCGCCACGAGTTCAAGCTGTGGTCGGCAGATTGTTCTCACCCCCAGTTGTCCGACGCAGATGTGTCGGTCGGGTTGTCGTGGTTCAACCCCCTGACCGACTCCAATGTCGTCCTGACCATCACGCCGGGCTTCTGCATGGAGTTGCGGGATCACGATGGCGACGGTGACGACCTGACCCCCCATTGGTACTGGGACATCATCTCGGACGAAGGCTACAAGCCGTCGAACCCAGTATTCGATGCTTACATGCAGTTCTTCTGGCATGTAAGAGACGAGAAGACCAAGTACTACACCCGCCTGCGTACCAGCAGGGGCGGGGTTCGCCTGTTTGCAGACAAGGAGGCCGCGTGACCAACACCAAGTTCACATTCAACAAGTCCTGCCACTGTGCGCAGTGCCAGCGCGGGGCCCACTCCAAGTCTGGCCAGTACACCCAAGCGCAGAACAACCGCAAGCTGCGGCGCATAGGCAAGCAAGCCCTGAAGGCCAAGGACTTGGACACGGTGCAGCTTGGGCCGATCCCTTCGCCGTACACCGACTAACCAAGGACACGACTCATGACGCACGCTAAGCCAGAGCAGTACCTATCCACCCGCCTTGAGGATACGGTGGCGCTTTTGCAGGAGTTGGTGCGGCTGTATCGCGCCGCCGAGGTGGTGCCTACCGTGCCGAATTGCAAAGCGTTTTACCTCTATGGTATGTACGTGGAGGTGTACAAGGACCACCCGGAGTGGGGTTCAGAAGTGGTGTGGCCTAGCCGGATGGGGCACCTACAGTCCGGCAACCTGCGTGTGTTCATGGCAGATGTTCTTCGTCGGTTCTGGTGATGAATATCGTAAGTGACAAGGACAATAATTTGGGATTCGCGGCGTGGGTTATAAACCTGAAGCCGTGGAGTTTTATATCTGTGGTGTGGGTGGTAAATCGGCATGAGATGGGGGTAGGTATCCGCTGGAACACGGGCGGGTTTGTAGAATTCTTCCTGCTCCCGATAGCCCTGCGCGTGTCCTACATAGATAGCAGGAAAGATCCGCTGTCCGAGGAGAACTGAGATGAACAACATGACAGTCGAAGAAATCTACCGCTCCAACGCACCGCGTGCACCGCGTGCACCGCGTGCACTGCGTGAGATGGAGGAAGCACGCGAAGTGTCCCGCAGGGAAACGCATGTCAATGCCACGGTAGGCAGGTTCTACCGTATGAAGTACCGTGACTTTACGGGCGAAGGCAGCTACTACGCGGCGGCGAAGAACCTTAAGAAGCAGGGCGTGCCCTTGGGCATTGCCTTACTCATACTTACCGGGAGGGCGTGATGGCACGCAAAACCCTTGTATTCGACATCGACGGTACGCTGGCCAACTGCGACCACCGTCGCCACCTCGTGGAGAAGTTCAAGCCCGACGGAACGAAGAACAAGCACCGGGACTACGAGCAGTTCCATGATCTATGCCACATGGACACGGTGCATGAAGGTGTGCGTACCATGCTGGTCGCCATGATCGACGCGACCTACCACGACATTGTGTTCGTCACAGGCAGGCCCGAGCGCACGCGGGATGCGACCTTCAGTTGGCTGATGCAGCACGTATTCTGCCAAGTGGAGCACGACCGCGACTTCGACCTCTACATGCGGCCGGACGGTGACACTCGGGCGGACTACATCGTCAAGCAGGAGATACTCGACACCAAGCTGGTCAAGGAAGAAATTCTTTTCTGCGTCGACGACAGGCAACAAGTCGTCGATATGTGGCGCAGGAACGGGCTCGTGTGCATGCAGGTAGCGAAAGGAGACTTCTGAGATGAAACCCCCACCCATTCCGACAGACAAGTTCAAGTACCCCCTGTGGGTGTACGTCACCATCCCACTGACCAAGGCCGAGTTGGTGCACTACGTTGGTAAGAAGTGCAGCCTCTACGACCGTCGCTGCGGGGCGTGCAAGGCATGGCGTTCGTGGGAGAAGACCGGGAAGATCAAAGCAATCGTTGAACGTCGAGCCGACGTTATGGGTATCACAGAGGACTGACCCATGCCTAACCAACTTCGTGACGCACTAGAGGCCGTGGGCTACGTCACAACTCATGCCCCCGACCTACGGCCCAAGGACGTACTGACCCCGGCGCAGAAAGAAGGACTGCGTGCCCTGCGTGACGAGTACCGGTTGAAGTTGGTAATGCTGACGCTGAACCCTACGTTTAGGGGGGCCAGCATATCCGCAGAATGTCAGATGTGGCTAGACGTAATAGACACCGAGTTGCCTCCATGCGACGAAAAGGAGAACGTGTCATGAAGTAAGTAGACCCTAACCTTACTAAGTCACGCGAAACCAGTGAAGTCTGATCGTGCCAACGCTGGCGGATTGATTATATAGGGGCGTGAGGTCTTACCTCGTTTAGCGGTAGCCCAACGGTACGTAACCGCTGCACCCCCCTGCGACATAACGCAGGGGCAACACAATACACATGGAGCAATTCAAATGGCGAAAACCGCCGCAGTGCAGCAGGACGAGTCGGAACTAATCGAACTCACTCCCAAGGAACTCCTGCCGATCACCATCAACCACATCCAGAACGGGGAGTCAGTTGGACTTGAAGGCCCGCCGGGTTCGGCTAAGTCCGAAGTAGTTGCGCAGGCGGCGAAGGCGTGCAACATGCCCCTGTTCATCGGCAACGCGGAGTTGGAGGACACGACTGACGGCAAGGGCCTGCCGTTCCGGGATTCGGAAAATCCGAATCAGATTCACTGGTTGAAGGATAAGAAGTTCCTCATCGACTTCCCGGCCGTCTGGTTCGCCGACGAGCTTCCCCGTGGCACGGTGCCCGTGCAAGGTTCCTACGCTACGCGGTTCTTGGAGAACCGTATCGACGACCTGTACCTGCCGAAGGGTTCGGTGCACATCTGGGCTGGCAACCGCACGTCCGACCGTGCTGGTGCGAACCGGGTTCCGTCGATCATATACAACCGCTGCTACATGTATGGCACGCGGTACGACGCCGAGTCGCAGGTCGAGTACATGTTGAACGACCCGACCATGGACTTGCTGGTGATGCGCTTCATCCGCATGAAGGGCGACCAAGCGTTCCAGTTCGACCCCGCCAAGAAGATCAACCCGACTCCCCGTGCGTGGAGCACGATTGCCCGTAAGCTGGGGCGCGAATCATCGACGCCCTATGCCACGATTGCCGGGCGTATCGGCAAGGGGTTCGCATCCGAGTTGATGGCGTTCCGTAGTCTGGCACCGACGCTGCCTTCCCCCGAGGAAGTCGAGATGAACCCGACAGGTGCGCGGGTGCCTGAGAACGTGTCGGCACAGTTCCTTGTGACGGACATGCTGGCAGACCGTGCGAACATCAATTCGTTCGATGCGCTCGTTACGTACGCCAAGCGTCTCCCCCCGGAGATGCAAGCCAAGTTCGTCAAGGACAGCATGATCCGCTGCCCCGACGTTGCGTCTACGAAAGCGTTCGTTAGCTGGGGCGTCAAGTTCGCAGAAGTCCTGCGGTAAGGAGATGCAGCCATGCGATCTCACATAGAGTGGGTTCCGGATGATCTAGCCAAGACGATAGATGACCGTATCGCCATCGCGTTGGCTAGAGTTTTTGCTGACGGTGGGGATTTCTGGGACGCACGGCTGCAATTTCTTCTACGTTGGAAGGAGATACGGCATGAGAAACGTCAAGCACTCGGGTAACAGTTGCACCGTTGGTTGGACGTGCATAACAGCGGATGACCTGACCGATGCGGAGCGCAACGCCATGGCCGCGTTCAAAGGTGGAGTCAACTACAACACCAAGCGACGTGGGTATTCAGCACAGTTCGGTACGTCCTGCTACTACGACGTACGTATCACTGACTGGCCGGGCGTGTACTCGTACTTGACGATCCTTGGGCACACAGTGGACTTCTTTCCTGACTACGCACTGAACTACAGCGCGGGTAAGTGGTGCGAGTGGAAGGAAGTGTTTCCGGACATACCGACGTTCGACATAACCAAGAAGGAGCAGACAAAATGACTGAAGCTATCAACGCAGCAACCTTGCAGGAATCCACCAGCATATCCAACCGGGCGATGAAGTTCCGGCTGTCTCGTGGTGGTACTGCCAAGCGTGTTCGTGACAAGGACGCCGAGGCGCTAGTCAAGCAGCAACTCGGTGACGAGGGGCAGATCGTGTCCCGCGAGTTGTTCTCTGACAAGGGTAACTTGGTGTACCAGTATCAAGCCAAGGGTAACGAGATGTACACCTACCACATCAAGGCGACGCTGCCTTATGGTGACAATGGGGATCGCCTGTTGCCCAACGCTGCGTACTTCGACTACACGACGAAGATGGGTGGGTACATAAGTGTTCAGGACAACCTCAAGGTGCAGATACTTGCACAGTGGCCGACCCTAGTGCAGACCGACATCAACGTGAGGAACGCACGACTCATCGCCCAAGGCAAATCGCCCACCGCTAAGGTCGAGGACTACCCCACAGTAGAGCAGATGGATCACAGGCTGTACGTCAACTGGTTCCCCGAGCCGGTGTCTACGTCTGGCGACTTCAGGTTCTCACTGCCACCGGAGATGCTGGCCAAGGTCGACGAGCAGTTGTCGCTCATGGTGGCCGAGGCGGGTAAGGATCTCTACGTACGGATGCTACATCCTGTAACGGCTTTCATCGGCAAGCTGAACAAGTACACCGGCGATAAGGGGCAGCGTTGGTACGACAGCTTCGTGGATAACTTGAATGCGCTGTCCAAGGAGTTGCCGCAGTTGAACGTTAATGATGACCCGCAGGTAACGACCATGCTGGCCGAGATCGACGCGATCATCAAACCATACGCCTTCCAACCCGATGCGTTGAAGGAAGATGAGTTTGCACGTAAGCAGGTGAAGGAACGTCTTGAGGCGCTGGAAGCCACGTTGAAGGGGTACGCGTTGTGAACCAAGAAACCACGGAGGTAAGCAAGGAGGACTACGACACTATTGCGGCGTTCCACAGGTTCGTTGCATACAACAAGTTCAAAGGGGCGCTGTTCGGCCTCATGGTTGGTTATCTCATAGGAGCATACACGTCATGACATCAGTAATGGCAGTACAGCAACCCGCAGCGCCGGTCCAAGTCACGCCCGCCATGCGGGCTAAGGCTGAGGACAACCTGCGCAAGGCCAAGGTGCAACTCGTCCTGCACCAACCGTTCTTCGCCAGCATCATTCTCAAGCGCCGAATCGAAATAAAGGACGACGTACCGACTGCATACGTCACAGCGGCAGGCAAGATCGTCGTCGGTACCGAGTTCTTCTCTACGCTGACGGTGCAGCAGGCTATGGGCCTGCTGGCCCACGAGTCTATGCACTACGCGATGATGCACCACATAAGGGTCGGGCATCGCAAGCCCCGCGCTGCGAACTCAGCCATGGACAAGGTTATCAACGACATCCTTAAGGCCAGCGGTATGGAGTTGCCGCCCAACGGTACGTTCATGGAAGGTGCCAAGGACTACGCATGGGAGCAGCTGTACGACGATACCGAGGAAGACGGCGGTGGGGGTAAAGGCCCATACCAACCCGGTACGGGCAACGATGACCTGTCCGGTGAGGGAGTAGGTGATGTTACTTCCGAGCAGATCGAAGAGATCAAGCAAGAACTCATACAGGCGGCGACTGCGGCCAAGTCCCGTGGCACCATGCCCGTCGGTATGGAAGCACTCATCGCTGACATCATCAACCCGGTCACGCCGTGGCACCAACTGCTGGAGCGGTTCATGCTGCTGCAGATCAAGGCCGGGGTATCGTGGAGACGCCCCAACAAGCGGTTTATCGGGCATGACTTGTACATGCCGTCGGCTGGGTTGGAGCCCCGTATGGGGACTGTGGTGATCCAGATCGACGAGTCCGGTTCGGTCCCAGACTCCACCATGCCGCACTTTGGCGGACACCTCAACAAGATCATCGAACTGTGCAAGCCGGAGAAGGTGTACGTGCTGCACACCGATAGCCGTGTGGCCTTCGTTGAGGAGTTCAGCGCCGAGGATTACCCGATCACATTCACGACTCATGCACGCGGTGGGACGGACATGGCCGAGGGCTTCAAGTGGGTCGAGGATAACGGCGTGGAGCCTGACGTGTTCATCACGTTGACCGACGGCGAGACTCCGTGGGGTGAGGCACCCGGCTACCCGGTAGTTTGGTTAGTGACGGGCAAGGACATCGTCGCCGATCACGGCGAAACGATTTACTACGAACTGGAGGGCTGAGCATGAGCATTAACATATCAGCGGACGTTGTAAAGCTGTCCGAGAGCATCACGGTCAGGGTCGTAGTGACCAAGATGGGGCCGCGTCAGATCGCGTCGTTCAAACGCATGGTCAAGACCGGGGTGATAACGGGGCGTGCCGTACCCGCTAGGCTGGCGACGGTCGTACGCAAGCAGAACCGCGCACCATACGTGCGGTTAGGGAGGCATGGAAACGTCTCGTGGAACAACGTCTCGGGGGATGAAGATGACCTGTTCCGGCGGCTTACTGCTGCGTTGGTGGCTGACCAACTACATACCGCTGGGGCGCGGCGGTATCGTAAGGACGACGGCGAGGATCAGCGATTGATCGACTCGCGTCCCTACGAGGGAAGCATGTACCTGTCCCCCACCGGGTCAGCAGAGAAGATTTTGGGGAAGACGGTGTTCGTACACAGCCCGGAGATCAGCGTTCCTGACGTTATGGACATTGATGTTGCCGAGTATGGGAGGCACCTGTGAAACACATCCGTTATGAAGACGTGGACAACAGCGTGCACTACGGCGAACGGTACTGTATCGACTGGGGCAAAGGCGAGCGCAAGTACAAGGAGCCTTTCCCCGGAATCAAGGTGTACGAGTGCGGGATCATCGAAGTCACACAGTCAGGGCTGCGTAACCCCTATTGGCGCAATCATGTAGCGAAGGAGTTTGACTTGCACTTCGTGTACATACAGGAGTTGGTAGGACTCACACTGCATGACCCTGAGACTGGCCGCGAGGTCAAGAAGACAAGCCTAGACCGGGGGTGTGTACTGCACCATTACGACCTGAAGCGTATATACAGGGGCCCCGCGTATCGTACCGGGCCGTTGCAGTTCCTCTCCGAGCACGCCCAACCCACAGGATGTAAGGACTTCGTGGTGTACACACGTCGTAAGGACAAGGAAGCCGAGGTCAAGGCTCGGTTCGCCGAGTCCAAAGCGTTGGGGGATACGCTGCTGCAGGTGCAGAGCCGCGACGGACAGGGGTCCTATGAGTACCAGTGGAGGCATAGCACCGGGGATAGCATAATCAACGGTACTTCCCCCATACCAGACCCAACAACCACGGAGGGACAATCGTTCTGCAGGTACCTCTCTCGCAACGAGGAGAATATTAACGCACGCATATCTACGCACTGCCGGGACCAACACAAAGTCCCGTTTCTTATTGTAAAGGAGAAATAGCATGTCTCTAGTACGCATATCCAAGAACCTTATTACCGATGTCGAGGCTAATGTCGCCCGGATTACTGCCAAGGCTTACGCGGCTACCGTAGCCCCTAAGAACCCCAAGAACGTGCCCGAGTGCGTTGCAGCGATGCTCGAAGCTGGCAATGCGGTCATCTGGAAGCAGTACCCTCAGTATAAGGACTGTCTTCCCCCGGCGTGGTACGTATCGGTTAATCGTATGGACGTTCACATCATCGAGTTGGAGCGCGAGGAGTTTCAGATAAACGCAACAGTAAAAGCGCCTCCGGGTTCTTCGTCTTACGGATACATTGACGTAGATGTTAGCTTGAAGGACCTCCCACTCAATTTCAAGCAGTTGTTTGATGAGTATGACGTTGCCAAGGCGAAGCACAAAGATACTTACGATAATGTGAAACAGCAGCTAATGAGCTTTTTGCGTAGCAGCAAATCGCTTAACGCCGCATTGACTACGTTTCCTGATCTGGCGCTGTACATCCCTAAGACGTATCTTGACCAAGTGGCTACCAAGGTAACGCGGAGCAAGTCTGGCGGTGACACGGAAGATGCAGCCCCGGTTACGATTGACACCAACCTTTTAACCAGCATCGGGGTAGTTGGCAGGCTGCAGAATTAGAGTTAAACTTTACACACGACTCATAGAAGTCAGCGTCAACCTATAGGAGCGTCACATGAAACGCAAATCCCCACGCAGTGTTTTCACTACGGCCGTACTATCATTCATCCGGCTTAACGGAGGGAGCAACGTGCTCAACGTCCATGCAGGATTTCCGGACGCCACTGTCAAGGCCGTATCCAACAGCTTGTCGTCGCTGTGGAATGGAAATTACCTAACCCGCGTCAAGGGGGTGACGAAGAACGTCAGCGGTCAGACCCTGTACGACTACACGGCTAAGAGTTCAAACCCCAAGCGGGCCAAGCCAGTCCTGTTGTGGAAAGACATTATCGCTGTCACCCCAGAGGAAGACGAGGCAATGAACAAGCTTGCCAACGCTACGCAAGTAGGTGGTACGCACTACAAGGATAAGAAGCTGCAACCGTGGGACGCTATCGCGGCATGGGACTGCGGGTTTCTGGATGGGAACGTAATCAAGTATGTCGTGCGATACCGCAGCAAGGGCGGGGTCGAAGACCTGAAGAAGGCACGGCACTACTTGGACAAGTTGATTGAACTGGAGGGGTTGAAATGAAAACGAGTGAACTGACAGACCGCGCCCTTGATTGGGCGGTGGCGGAAGCGTTGGGGACTGTACATAAAAACGAGGATGGGCAATATCATTCTTGGTGGCCGTCCACGGATTGGTCGCAAGGTGGCCCGATCATTGAGCGGGAAGGGATCGGATTGTGGCGTGGGTACACGCCAACCCTAGCGTGGGTTGCCAACAAGCCAAAGGGTATCCCCTTTGAACAACACGGCCCCACACCTTTAGTCGCAGCCATGCGCTGCTACGTTGCCTCAAAGCTGGGCGACGAGATTGAAATACCGGAGGAACTGAAATGAAACCAAGAACCCTGAAGACCAAGATGACACAAAGCACCGTGGACAAGGTCGTTCGGCTTGTGGATGACATTGCGGACGATGCTTACTGTGTGGAGTGCAAAGGGGCTGCGATTGAAGAGTTCCTTATCAACACGGCTTGTAGGTTGCAGATGATCGAAGCCATTATCTATACGAGGGCACAGAAATGACTCCCGCCGAAGCAATTCGCAGGGCCGAGAGCATCGTGGCAAAGACGCATCAGACGTTTAGCACACAAGAGGCAAGGGAAATCATGGCGGGGCTGTTGAAGGCGCTGGATGAGAAAATATTGGAGGCGAAATGAAGGTGCATATTGCACTTACGATTGTTCTTCTGCTTTGGGCGGCACTGTGTGCTTACTTTGTGTATATCGCTGTCGTAGAGCGGTCTGCCTGTGAAGACAAGGGGGGCGTGGTATTTATTGACGGTTGCTACCGAGTAACAAAGGAGAAAATAAAATGACACAAGCCGAGAAGTTATCCGAAGCCATCAAGTGGCTCGACACCCGGTGGGTGCTGCACCCACAGAACCGAGTGCCGAAACTTAAGGAAGCCTTACCGGACGTGTTCAAGTGGACACCGAAGGTATTGAAGGTCAGGAGGGTGAAGAAATGAAAATATCAACGGCAGAGATAGACAAAGCCCTCGCAGACTGGCCTCGCGTCAAGCCCACGCCAGCATCCCCGCTTGAGAATTGGTACTACCTTGACGAAGTCTTCACGCTGCATCAGTTGGGCAAATGGCAGGGGTTTGATGCTGCATACGAAGAAATGGAACGGGTAGCAACTAAGCGCGGGACTCCTTATCTTATTTTGGTTTGTGAAGATCAGGTCAGGGATTGGAGGGCGCAGCTTGATCGGTGGCTTGGAAATGACGGGTACGCGCAGAAGTACAGAAAGCGTAAGGGGGACTTGTGAAATACGAAAACATTGCAAAAGTAAAACGTCTCGACTTCGACCACCTTGATATGCTGGTGAGTGAACGACTCGGTGCGTTGAAAATCTACGCGCAGATCGTAGGCAAAACGGAGTCTGATGTACACGATGCGATCTGCCGTGACCTGATATTGCCCTGCGTTTACCTGCTGGCGGAGTTTCTTGAGTCTGTGAAGATTGACGATAAGGAGAAGAACGGTGGCTAAATTACCCTACACATTCACAGTCTGCCCACCAGACGAGGCACCAAAACAATTCACAGCATCGTGCGCTGAGATAGGACGACTGCTCAAGCACAGCATCAACGGTGACTTGACCATAGATGTCAGGCGTAACGATATGTGGGGACGCAGCACAGTGGGCCCGAACATTGAAGACCGTTTACACGCTTTGATAAAGGAGAAGAACGGTGGATAACGAAGACGAAGGAGCGCGGTTAACGCGGCGAGAGGAGAACCGAGAGTTGATTGCCAAGCACAGGGCAACGGTTGAGCCTCGCGGTTGCCCGACACCCGGCAGTTGTTCTGCCGTGGAAGAACTGGCGGATCTCAAACAGCGCATCCTTCCGCAATTTCAGGGACGCACACAGAGGGCCGAGCATGAGAGGGACGCGTTGCTGGAGGAACTGATCGCGGCGCGAAAAGTCATTAGCGAAATGACCGCAGGAGTCTCGGAATGGGCACAAGCGTGGAGGGAAAGCAAATGAGCAACACACCGAGGACGGATGCTGCCGCCGTGGACTTGGGCAAAGTGACGGTGCCGATTAACGGCGAATGGGTTGGAGCGCCCTTCGCCCGTCAGCTAGAGCGCGAGTTGATTGCTTACAAGGGCCACCTTGCGGCGGCGGAAACGCAGTTGCAGGAGGCATGGAGGCAAGTCGCTGAAGCTATGGACGCGCCGCGATCCGCAACGGCAGCAACAGATCGTCCTGACTGGGCGCAGCAGTTGCCGGGGGCGGAGATATTTGATCGCGCAGCACAGAGCGATCACGGCTATGACCGGACGGCATCCCTCAACGAGGGGCGGTACGTCTGCACCTGCGGAGCCTGTAGCCGCCCTGACGCACAACAGCCCAATCCGCACCACACCACACAGGAGCAACCAAAATGAAGGTTGAGTACACAGAATCGACGATAACATTCGACGTGAGAGGCGGGAGTTCAATACTCGGCAGGTTGCTGCGCCTTCTTGCGTTCCCGTTCAAGTGGGTGCTTACCGGAAAGGCGGAACTATGAGCGGCACTACTCTGGATAAGATCGATGTGCCGCGCCGAGTGGTGTGTGCGGCGTTACGCCGTCGAGACACGATCATCTGCGGCCCACGCCACTGGGATTCGATCTGCCGTGGCACCAGCAAAGACGGATGGGAGCAGGGTTTTGTTGACCAGAAGGGGGTATTCCTGACCCGTGAGGAAGCGTGGATGGTCGCGCTAACCGCTGGACAAATCCTTCGGCGCTGGGGTGGCGATGAAGGGCGGCTGTTCAGTGAGAATCTGTACTGACATGGCCGCGACCCTGAACGAGAACGCCCCCATACGTGAGGGGGACAAATGAGTCCGTGGCCTGAGTGGGCTTTGTGGCTGATGTTTGCCCTGTGCTTGGTCGCAGGAGTTTACCTTGCTCTATGTACATAAAGGACTTCCATGATTCTGCTAGGCGACACACCTTACACTCCCTGTTTTGTCCGTAACGAATTTCTGTTTGACGAAAAGCGAGGCCACGGGGAATTTACGCCAGCGGTGGCCTTTGCCTTTCGAGCCGAGCCAGCCCGTGTACCGATGTTCCAAGTCATGCTGGATTCTGGCGCACAATGGGCGCGAGTACCGATCCACATGATATGCAGCAAGCCCTGCGACCCGCTGCCGGTAGAGCAATCCTGCTGGTGGGACAGTTACGGATACGAGTTCACCGTGGTTGCGTTGCCGTTCCTCAAAAACCATGCGGTTACCGCGTTGGGCCGGGACGGGCAGATTCGCAAAGGCAACTACTTGTTCACGGTGGATTGGATGAATGGCGGCTGGAGCGAGGTGCCAGATCAGCACAAGAACCACCATGTGATCGCGCTAGAGTCAGGGCCGTGGATTGCCTACCCCAACAATCGGCTGGTTTGGCACGACCTGTCGTGGATCACGCCAGCGCCAAACAAAGAGTGGCAGACTCCCACCCGCAGCTATTCGGTCGAAGGAACTTAAATGACAAAAAAGAAAGTACTAAGTAAACCTCCGACACCATTGCAGCTAGGCATGGAGGCAATGCCGTCATGGTTCCACCCGCCTACGCTGATTCCAGCAGACAAGAAGTACGTCAAGCTGATCGAACTGGGCATCAACACCAAGCTGATTGACGAGCGCGGGTTACCAAGGGTGAGGAAACTATGAAGAAGGTAGTGCAGGGCGAGTGCCGCGTTTACACGGATAAGGATTTCCTCCTATGGAAAACGTGGATGTGGGTGCAAGGGATTCTGGCAGGAGCGGGAGTAGTCGTGATGGTAGGAATACTTACAGGAGCATGGTGATGATTAAAGAATTGAAAGAACGCAAGCCGGGACTGTGCGGGTCGTGTCAGCTTAACGAAGGCGTGAAGCTGGTAGCCAAAGGCCGAGGTGGGCGCATCAAATCGTGGCGCTGCCAAGGGTGCCTCAACAAAAACAAACCCAGCTGGATCAGCGGGAAATGACATGAGCAAAGCCATGGAGCAGTTTGGGAACGCTTCGTTCCACGTACGTAAGATCTCCAACGGGTACATCGTAACTACTAATCAGTTGACCACGTTAAAAAGCACGGAGAGCCATTGCGACAGCATCCCTGCCATTGGTGAGTTCGTTACCTCGCAGCTGGTCAAGCACTTCCTTGAGTCGGATGAGACGCCGTGAAGCTTATTCCGGTCTTTATTGACTTTGAAACTTTTTGGTCGGTGACTCACTCACTGACCAAGATGAACCCCATTGCCTATGTCATGCACCCTGACACCGAACTTATCTCGGTGGCCATCGTAGAGCCGGGCAAAGCGGCGGTTCATGTGTTCGGGGAAGCATCCGTCAAGGCCGCGCTTCAAGCAATAGACTGGTCCGACAAGCTTGCTGTGGCACACAACATGTCCGGATTCGACGCCATGCTTCTGGCTTGGCGCTGTGGTGTGTGGCCCGCCATGTGGGGATGCACCCTATCTATGGCTAGACCACACCACGCGCAGACCGTCGGAGGTTCCCTTGGGGCGCTGGTCAAGCACTACAACCTTGGGGTAAAGGATGGGGCGGTTTTGGTCCAAACCAAGGGAAAGCACCTCCACGAATTTACGCCGCATGAGTTGCACGAAATGAAGCTCTACAACACCAACGACACCCTGCAGTGCAAAGACTTATTTAGCATACTTCGCAAGAAGACGTCGAACGACGAGATGAAAATCATCGACATGACCACCCGTATGCTGGTGGAGCCGAACTTCGAATGCGACAAGGAACTGCTGCTCAAGACCCTAGGCGAAGAGAAGGCCCGTAAACGCCTCGACCTGTTTCGTCTAGCCCATGAGTTGGGTTTCACCAAGGAAGCAGGGATCGACGGCCTTGTGGGGCAGGACGTAGCCCTTGAAGTAGCAAATTCCATGACCGGGGTCGTAGACACCCTCGCTGAGAATGTCCGTGAAGGTCTGGCGTCCGCACCCAAGTTTGCCGCCTTCCTTGAGGTGCATGGAGTAGACGTGCCACTCAAGCCCTCCCCAGCCGACCCAAGCAAGACTACCTACGCCTTTGCCAAGACCGACCAAGCGTACCTTGACTTGCAGGAGCATGAGAATCCTTTGGTGGCAGCGGCCACACGGCTGCGCCTAGACGTCAAGTCGACCATCTTGGAGTCGCGCATCGAATCGTTCCTTGCCGTGGCTGAAGCCACTGGCGGGCACATGCCCATCGCCAAGAACTACTATGCCGCACACACCGGCCGCTTCGGCGGCAGCATGAAGTTGAACCAAGAGAACTTGCCCCGGATACCGAGGGACGACAAGAAGCAGATCATCCACAAGCCGACCAACGCGCTACGCCTGTCGCTACGGGCCCCCAAGGGCAAGATGGTTGTAGTCGCCGACCAGTCCGGTATCGAGATGCGGGTAAATCATTTTTTATGGAACGTCCCTTATTCGACGGCGATGTGGAAGAAAGACCCGACTGCGGACTTGTACCGCGCTGCAGCAGTCATGGAGTGGGGGTGTGCCCCCGAGGCAGTTACCGGCACGCAGCGCCAAGGCGAGAAGGTCAAGGCACTTGGACTTGGATTCGGCGCTGGCGGCGTGACGTTCAAGTCAGTCGCCAAGATACTATCCGGGGGTAAGCTGATATACACCGAGGATGAGGCCGAGCAGGCAGTACAGGCGTGGCGTAGAAAGCACCCTGAGATCGTGCAAGGGTGGAAGAAGTGCCACGCGGCGCTTGCGGCGGTACACGCCGGGGCTCACATGGTCATAGACAAGAAGGGCCTGTGCTACACGTCAGCCGAGGGGATACACACCCCCACAGGGTTGATACGGTACCCCGGGCTGCATCAGGAAGTAGCCGAGGGTAAGTCGGAGTGGTGGTACGGCGAAGGTAGGAACCGGGCGCGGATTTACGCCGGGAAGGTCACGGAGAACATCGTGCAGCACCTTGCTCGCAACACCCTTATACAGAATGCGCTGCGGGTTAGACGACTCACAGGCTGGTATCCGGCGCACTGCGTCCACGACGAACTCATCTACGTGGTGCCGGAAGACTACGCCGAGGAGCACCTGCGCATCGTGCAGGACGTAATGAGAACGCCGCCCGACTGGTGGCCCGAGTTGGTTGTGTGGTCGGAGGGCGACGTCGGTACTACTTACGGAGAAACAAAATGAGAGCGTGGTCCTTCTCTTCCCTCAACCAGTTCGAAACCTGCCCACGGCAGTACGACCTGACCAAGAACAAGAAGGTCATCGTCTTTACAGATACGGTGCACACGATATGGGGCAAGGAGGTGCACACGGCGCTTGAAGACTACTTAAACGACACGTCGCCCCTTGAAGGAAACTACGCCCCATACAAACCCTTCGCTGACAAGATACTGTCGATGCCCGGGGAGAAGCTGGTCGAGTGGCAGTTTGCCTTAAAAAAAGACTTGACCCCGACCGGTTTTCAGGAAGAAGATGCTTGGTGCCGGGGCATCATTGACATCGGCGTGGTACACGAAGATCAGGCATTGGTCGGTGATTGGAAGACCGGGAAAGTACGGCCGGACTCCGACCAGTTGAAGCTGTTTGCTGCGGCAACCATGCAGCACTACCCACAGGTACAAACGGTGAAGACCGTGTATGTGTGGCTTGCGCATGGGAAGGTGACGACAGAGACGTATCGGCGGAGCGATTTGCCGGGCATCTGGTCGCACTTTTTTACCAAGGTAGCGCGATTGGAGCAAGCGTATGTAAAGGACAAGTGGATACCCAAACCGTCAGGATTGTGTAACGGCTGGTGCGGTGCTGGACGGGATCACTGCGAGTTCTGGGCACCAAGGAGGTAAATGAAAAGACAAAAACCAGCAATAAGAAAAGCATGGACAATATTTTTTCACAACGACAAAGACGGAGAGTTCCAATCAAGGACGTACCTTACTAAGCGCAACGCCGACATCTTCTACGTCAAGACGATGTTGCTGAACAAACTAACGCACATGACTTCGCTGTATGTGCATGACGAACGGAGACGGAAGGATGACAACACCAGAAGGGAAGGTAAAGGAACAAGTAAAAAAGCTTCTAAGAAAGCACGGGGTGTACTGGCACTGTCCGGTGCAGAACGGGATGGGGTCCCCTAGTTTGGACTTCATTTGTTGCTGCAACGGGCGGTACCTAGGGATTGAAACGAAAGCACCCGGCAAGGAGATGACGGCAAGGCAGCTGTGCACATCGCACGATATACGAGACGCAGGTGGCACCGTGTTCATGATTGACGGTGAGCTAGGTGCCTTGGAAACGTGGATCGTTTTAACTAAAGGACAATGAGATGAACGAGGCTATCCGAGCGGGGCAGCGGGCTTACTGGGACAGGGTTCGTCGCGGGGAGGCAAAATCTCCACACCAAGTAGCGAAAGAAAATAAGACCATACGTAAGGCTCCGGTGCGATGGTTTGTTAAAAAAGAAGAACCCACCATAACCCCAATTAGTAACCAGTTATTCGACACGGTTGTTGCCGAGCGGGATGAACTTCTCAATAAAATAAAAAAACTAACTCAACAGGTGGATTCGTTGCAAGGTAATTTTCGTAAGATCGTAAGAACCCTCGTGCAAGCCGAGCCAATATCCGATAAACCGGGGGTTTATTTCTTATGCAACGAAAAGGAAGTGGTGTACGTCGGCATGTCTTCTAGATCGGTGCATAAGCGTGTTAGGGAACGTGCTGCACTCCTGCCGGTATGCCGTATGATTTCTTTTAGCGACAAGCACACTATTAACAGCTTTGAAAAAACCTGCATACAACTGATGCACCCAAACGGAAACACGCAGTACACCACTGAACAAGGAGAGTGAAATGCCTAAGTCATCGAAAAAAGAACTGGAAACGAAAGCCCGATATAACAAACGCCCGGACGTACAGGCGGATCGCGTGGATCAGAACAGGGCAAGGCGACAAGCCATCGCCGCAGGTACGGCGCACAAGGGTGACGGCACGAACGTCGACCACAAGGTGCCGTTGGATCGTGGCGGGTCGGACGCGAAGTCGAACACACGCGTGGTGGACGAGAAGACCAACAAGGGCTGGCGCGGCCGTGACCCCGGCATGTACGGCAAGAATAAGAAATGAAGCAATGCACCAAGTGCAACATAACCAAAGCACTTGGCGAATTCTCCAAACAAAAAGGAGGTAGTAACGGATTACGAGCGCGGTGCAAGGCGTGCGTTAAGGTCAACGACTACAAAAGATACATGCGGCGTAAGGAGAACTCGGCCCGCAGAGCAACGAAGAAATACTACGTCACCTACCGCGACAAGCAACTTTTGGGCACTCCTAAGTGGTTAAGCGTCGAGCAAGTAAATGAAATGAAGAAGTTGTACCTGCTGGCCAAGTTGAAGTCGTTGAACGAAGGTAAGCAGTGGCAGGTTGATCACATAATTCCACTACAGGGTTCGACCGTATCGGGCCTGCATGTGCCGTGGAATTTGCAGATCATCCTTAAGAGGGACAACGTAAGAAAAGGAAATCGGTATGTTAGTCAGTCGACGCAACAAGTGCCTCGTACTTCGGGTCCGTGACCCCAACGCGATACTGTCCGTCATCCCGTCGGCCAAGCCGTTCAGCTTTCGGGGTAAGGACTTCGTCGCCGTGCGGCACGGGCCTGACGAGACGAAGGTACTACGCAACATGGGGTTCCCCGCGCCGTCGCCGATCCTGTATCACTACAAATGGCCGGGGCAGTTCAAACCGTTTGAAGCGCAGCGGGAAGCAGCAGCGTTTACATCCCTTGAAAGTCGGGCATTCAACCTGTCGGACTTAGGAACCGGCAAGACGCTGGCTACGTTATGGGCGTACGATTATCTGCGGCAGTGCAAGCTGGTGCGTAAGGCGCTGGTCATAACACCGCTGTCAACCCTTGATCGTACATGGGCCGACGAAGTATTCACGCACTTCCCGCACCTTGACGTGGCCGTGCTGTACGGGTCTAGGTCCAAGCGTATAGAACTGCTCAATCAGGACGTGGACATATTCCTCATCAACCACGACGGCATCAAGGTGCCCGGCTTCGTTGAAGCGTTGAAGGACCGCAACGACATTGACCTGATCATCATCGACGAGATCGCACAGGTAGGCCGCAACTCGGGCACCGACCGGTTCAGAGCGCTGAACCAAATATGCAACAAGCAGGTGGCGCGTAAGGTGTGGGGGCTGACAGGAACGCCGACTCCGAACGACCCGACCGATGCGTGGGCGCAGTGCAGGCTGCTGGTGCCTGAACGAGTGCCTCCGTACTTCAATCGGTTCAAGAACACGGTCATGCGGCAGATCAATCAGTTCCTGTGGTTGCCTAGGGACAACGCGCTGGACGTTGTGCATGACGCAATGCAACCATCCATTCGGTTTACACGAGACGAGTGCATAGACCTACCCCCTCTGACATATACGACACGGTCCGTTGAACTAACCCCGCAGCAGAAGAAAGCGTATAAGGACATGATGAACACGCTGTGCATCGAAGCAGCCGAAGGCAAGATCACGGCAGCGAACGAGGCGGTCAAAGCGCAAAAACTAATTCAGGTTGCGTCAGGTGCGGTGTACGGCTCCAACGGTGGCGGGGTGAAGCTGGACGTGGGGCCGCGCATCGACGCTCTCATGGAGATAATCGAAGAGTCCGGGTCAAAGGTCATTGTGTTTGTGCCGTTTGTAGTATCTGTAAAAGAAGTAGCCGCAAAAGTGTTGTACCGGCTCAACAAATCAAGCTTCACAAAAGCAGCATTGCAGGGTAACCAGTACGGGTCCGAAGTCGAAGTCATTTATGGAGACGTAAGCAAGAACGAGCGGGACCGCATTTTCACGGCGTTTCAGAAAAACACCCTACCCCGAGTCCTTGTCGCCCAACCCGGTGCCATGTCGCACGGTCTGACGCTGACTGCAGCGTCCACCATCGTGTGGTTCGCACCGATTTCGTCAAACGAAACGTTTGTGCAGGCCAACGCCCGGATCACGCGCCCGGGGCAGAAACTCAACCAACTGATCGTCATGATCGAGGGGACTGAAATCGAAAGGAAATACTACACGCGACTTAAAAATAAGCAGAAGGTGCAGGGTCTCCTGCTGGATATGGTGAAAGAATCACGAGAGGAGTATGCGTAAAGGTAAAGTTAAGCTATACTACTGAAAAGTAGTTGCAGTCACAAAAAGGAGCATTACCATGGCAAAAGTGAGTGACCTCCCCAACGACGAGTTGGTGAAGGTGTTTATCGCCCTACGCGACCGCAGAGTCCAACGTAAGAAAGTTTACGAGATGGACAACGCTGCCGACAAGGCGAAGCAGTTGAAGATTGAAGGTGTACTTTTGCGGAAGTTTAAGGCGGAAGGGAGTGAATCAACTCGCACCATCTACGGCACGGCATTCAAGAAAATGCAGGTGTCTGTGTCGGTTGGTGACAAGGACGTTTTCCTGCAGCACGTCAAGGATAACGACGCCTTTGAGTTGATGGACGTACGGGCCAACGCGACGGGTGTTGCGCAGTACCGTACCGAACACAACGATCTCCCCCCCGGCGTCAACCTCCACGAAGAAATTCGTATCCACGTTCAACGTTCATAAAAAAGGACATACAGAATCATGTCAAATCTAGTACCGCTGGACCAAGCAGGAAAACTCCCCGCCCACCTCGCGGCCTTTGCAACCGAAGGCAATGAGTTCGGCTTCTCGGGTGTCGGCTACCCGACGATCAGCCTCAAGGGCAAGGTGTTCCACATCGTGCGCGGCAAGGAGAAGACGCTCGTCACCAAACCCGGCGGCGACGGCGAGCCCGCAGGTTCGCTGGAAGTCGTGGTGCTTGCGGCTGGACCGAAGAAAGGGTACGCCCATACGTTCTACGCAGGTGGTTTCGTTGAGGGCTCGACCGACCGGCCGGACTGCTCGGCGCTAGACGGCGAAACGCCTGACGCTGACGCGCCGGACAAGCAGTCAGCCAAGTGCGCGATCTGCCCGCAAAACGCCAAAGGTTCCGGTGCTACGGCGCAGAACCCGCAGGCCAAGGCGTGCCGCTCGTCCAAGCTGCTGGCTGTGGCCCCGGCTGGTCAACTCAACGACCCGATGCTGCTGCGCGTGCCGGGCGACTCCCTAATGCCCTTGTCCGAGTACGGCGATTTCCTCGCCAAGCGTGGGGTACGTTCCGCCGCTGTCGTCACCAAGATCAGCTTCGACTACTCGGTTGCTCACCCCAAGCTGTCGTTCAAGGCTATTGGCGGAATCACGCCGGAAATGGCAGCCGAAGTCCTGCCGATGATCACCAACCCGGTTGTGCGCCGCATCATTGGCGAACGGGCGGTGGATGACGTGTCAGAAGGAGCGCCGCAAATCGAAGCTCCCGTCGCAACGGCTACGGTTACGGCCACAACTCACACCAACTCGGCGTTTAGTGTGGGTGCATCGGCCCCGGCCGAACCGGCAAAACCGGCCAAAACCACCCGCGCCAAAGCTGCTGCAGCCTCCCAGACCGGGTCACCGGCCGCGCCGCAAGCCAACCAAGCCCCTGCAGTGGCCGTGCCGCCACAGTCAAACGTGAAACAACCGGCTGCGGTTGTTGCCGCTGCAAGTGCGGGCATGGATGAGGCGCTGGACGCGCTGGACTTCGACAACTAAACTGCAGGGCTTGTCCCCGAGGGGCGCGTCTCGGCATCAACGCGTGTTGTACCAGAGGTTAAAAATATAACAGGAGTACCACATGATCGACTTTTCCATTGCCGTGCAATCACGTCTTCGCCAAAAGGGCGAACTTGACGTTTTGTTCGGCGTATCTTATCCGATGACCAACGCGTACCTCAACGGTAAGTCGTACCCACGCGGGGCTAACCGAGCCCACATCGACTTCACTATGCAGATACTTAAAGCTCTTATCGACACAGGCAAGCTGCCGCTGTCACCTGACCGGGACGCTGAACAACGAGCTAAGGCCGTATTGAAAATAAAGGACTACATCGAGACCAAGAAGAAAACTAACTAACCCCACCGGAAATCGCCATGGACATGCAGGCGTTTTTGCAGACGGTAATACCGGACGCGGGTGTGAGGTTCTTGGTCGAAATCCTACCGACAGGGAAGAAGGCGCACCACCCATTTTACGATTTTGCGGACATGGCCGAGAAAGCGGCCGAGATTTCCGCTGCAGGCGGCACCGTGTATCACGCGTGCTCCGCGTTCAAAGAGATCAAGTACAACGACTTCGGCTATGCGGTAGGCCGGACCAAGGATAACGTTTTATCTGTCAAAGCACTCTGGCAGGACATGGACGTTGGTAAGGTTAAGATCGACGGCACGTTGAAGCCGGACAACTACGCAACAAAGAAAGATGCTGTGCTCGCCATCAAGGCGATGATGGATGCAACCGGGATGCCGCGCCCCCTACTCGTAGACTCTGGCAGCGGATACCACTGTTATTGGCCGTTTGAACAGGCTATCCCCCCGGACGAGTGGCGCGAGATTGCAAGTCTGGCCCGCGTGGTGATGCGGCACATAGGGTTCAAGTCAGACGCAGCACGCGACACAGACGAAGCCTCCATACTGCGCCCCATCGACACAACCAACAAGGGGACTGCAGTCCTACTTGTACGGGATCAAGTACCTAAGTCACACCACTACTATAGGGAACTACTTACCCGCTATGTCGAACGACATTCTCTCGTCATACCTCGCAGCGTTGCGACAACGGTTTTTGAAAATGAGTTCTCCGGACCAGCCCGCGAGTTTCCCCCTTCCTCACTCAGCCGGGTCGTCGAGCACTGCAACCAAATCCGAATCTTCCGTGATACTGGTAGCGAATCCGAGCCCCTGTGGCGACTCAATCTTGGTGTTGCCAAACACTGCACCGACGGAGAAGAACTCGCCCACGAGTGGAGCGCCAAGCACCCGGGGTACAGCGAAGAAGAGACGCAAGGCAAGCTAGACCGCTGGATGACCGGACCTGCGACGTGCGATAAATTCAAAGCTGAGAACGAGGCCGGATGCACCGGGTGTCCACATGCTGGCAAGGTGAAGTCCCCCGTGCAGTTAGGGTATGAGGAAATCCCGGCCACGCCAGTAATCAGCATCCCGGCTGAAGACGAGACTGACCCGCCCGAACAGAAGCCTATCCCGCACTGGCCCCAAGGATTTTTCGCCGATGCGGACGGGCTCAAGATAATGGTGAAGGACAAGGACGACGTGCTGCAGCCCGAGCGCGTGGCTAGCCCGCTGTTCTATCTGACTGAACGGATCAAGGGTGATGATGGGGCATTCTGCTACACCGTGCGCATGAACGTGCGCGGCGGACCCAACGGAGAGTGGCGGGAGTTTGAGCTACCAGCCAAGCTTCTAGCCGACTTGCGCAGCATGAAGATGGTGCTGGCTTCTCGTGAGATCGTCGTCCATAACGATAGATTTTTGGGGTGGTATATGAACGAGTACGCTGCGACACTGCGTAAGCAGGCTGAGGAGATCAACACCTTCAAGCAGTTTGGGTGGAACGCCGAGCGCACCGCCTTCCTAGTCGGTACTTCACTCGTATCAGCTAAAGGAAGGACCGAAGTCAGAGTCAGCGACGCGGTGATCCGCGACCCGTCTGTACTACCGACCGGCGCTGTACGGGGCACCAAGGAAGAGTGGTCTAAGGGCGTGGAAACCCTTTACAACCGTGAGGATGGTGAGCCTTGGCAGTACACGATATGCACTCAGTTTGGTGCGCCGCTAGTCCCTCTGCTAGGGTTCAACGGCTGGAACGGCATCCCTCTGGCGCTGTCCTCCGAGGCATCGGGCTACGGTAAATCAACTGTGGCCTTGATCGGCATGAACGCCCTATGCAACGCAACAAAAACCATGATCGCCGACACCACAGCCCGGGCCATTGTCGGCCGGGCCAGCGTCATGAACCACCTACCCCTGCTGGTGGACGAGATTACCCGAACCTTGTCCGACCCGAAAGACCTCAGCGACGTGGTGTACTCCATGTCAAACGGTCGCCCCCGCGTGGGTATGCAGAGCGATGGAAAGGAGCGGGTGCCACTGCCGCCCTACCAACTCAACTCCACGTTTACCAGCAACAAGAACCTCGCATCGCTGCTTGCTCAAGTCAAGAACAACCCGGAAGCCGCGCAGATGCGGGTGTTCGAAATTGCCATGGAAGACTACCCTCGCATGGACTCACTGATGGCGCACTCTACCATTCACGCCGAGCACCACGCGCTGTCCCAGTACTTAGTGAACAACGTGCACGGGGTGTGGGCAAATGACTACTTCCGGTACGTGGTTACCCACATGGCCGAGATCAAGGACAAGCTGCACCGCACCGCCATGGCCATCGTATCCAAGCTGGGAGGCAACTCAGCCAAGGAGCGGTTCTACGCGTACCACATGGCATGCACGCTGGTCGGCGCGTGGATAGCCAAGAAGATCGGGGCGATTTACTTCGACCTGACAAACCTGAAGGAGTGGACGTTCCAACACATCTACCGCATGCGGGCCGTGGCGAGTGAGTACGGTGAGTCCAC